TGAATCTGTACATACCTGTGCATCTACAAAGTATGAAGCACCGATAGAATAAACGTTTACTGCATCATCATACGCTGAGGAAGGATTGTTGCTCCAAGAATCACCAATATTTAAATAGAAGCCTTGAAAGTTTTCATTAATTGTAGCCTTCGATGTATTGATAACAACAATACCTGCAGCGCCAAGGTTATTAACTGCTTGTGCACCAGATGTAACGAAGCTGGAAGTACCACCATTACCACCACTTAATGTCCAAGGAATACCACCTTGACTAATAGAAGTATATTGATCAGATGTTAATGCAACAAGTGCTGGTTCACCGATATAGTAACCTGCAGCTGTTTGATAAGGTATATTACCTGCAACAAATGCAGCTGATAATGAACCGAATGAACCTGAAGGAATTGGCAATACTGGGAATGCTAATGCACTATAATTACTTGAAGTACCTTCTCCTGTACCTGTACCATAAGGTAAACGAATAGCTTTAACTGTTGGATTGCCACCAGCTGTAAATAGTTGACTTACTGAATAATAAAAATAACGTTCTGCTGCGTTTGTCGGTGTACCGAAAACAGTTTGGAAATCGCTTAAAGAAGCAAGTTCAACAATTTCGTATGTCGGTCCTTGTGGAGCAAAGCCGGTAACTAATACGTTAGTACCGACAGGTGTTACTGCTCTCGTAGAAAGATCGATTTCGCGAATTTCTACACCCGGAGATTGGATAGTGCGTGTTGATGCCATAATAGTAAAGTTTCTACTATTATTTATGATATTTTAACACTAAAACTCAGTCTTTATTAAAGTAATTGAGTATTTAACTGGCTAAAAGCGAATGTAAAAGAAGATTCTATTTGATCTCCATCCCTGTAATTATAGTTTATATCGCCCAAATTAGTTATAAAAGCTTTTGTATAATCCCACTGTATTTTTTGGTTATTAAATTCATCCAATCCATATACAGTAATGTTTGTTTGGTAGTTATTTAAGTTTGTAAATTTATCAGGATTCACTAATCCGTCATAATTATAACTACTCTCTTGGCTATCGTTTATGACGTTTAACCAATACCATAATACCCACCAATTATTAAATTCGTTATCTACTGTAAAGTTAACAGTAATGGATTTATAAGCGGATCTTGTATAGCTTGTAAATTTGGCAGTTTGTCCGGAATATAATAGATCTACTTCAGGTACAGATGTTTCTGGAACTACTGTACCATATATAGAATATTGCAAAGAGTCTAAACTCAGAAAATTAACTGAACGCTCAGCAAGAGTAGTCTTGTTAACAGTCTTAAGTATAGGTGGCAAGCTTAAGACAAGTAGAAACTTGTCTTTCCTATTTTTATTAAGAATTGATTGCTGTATAGAGTCTACACTCATCTAACACTTACTTACGGAAGTGTTTGTTATTGCTAATGTAGAATTCTTTAATAACACTCTCTTCAGCAGCTACATTTGTAGCACCAGCTGCTGGTTGAACCGCTCCAGCTGCCGGAGTTGTTGCGTTCGCAATAGGTGTTTTTGGAGCGCGTTTTGCTGCTAAAGCTGCTAAACGTTGTTCAATATTTTTCTTAATACTTTCTAAATCTCTTGCGCGTAAGGTACCAACAATTTTGTTAATTTGTCCAACGCCAACTTTTGCTTGAGCATCTGAAGCGGCTGGAGCTGCTGGAGTAGCAGCGGCTGGAGCTGCTGGTTGAGCATCAGGAGTTGCTGCTGCTGGAGCGGCTTTATCTGCGCCACCAGTTGCAGTAGCACCATATGGTGCAGTATCACGAGCATTAGTGTAAGCATTTTTTGCACCACCAACTAAACCACCTGCTAAACCACCTACTGCACCACCAACTGTTTGACCTACATATTTGCCTGTGGCAGCTGCGCCTTTAGCAATAGCGCCTGGAGCTGCAGCTAAACCTTTACCTACAGCACTTGCTGCTTTGCCTGCATATTTTTTAATACCCGCGCCTAATTTACTGAAAAAACCAGGCTTCTTTTGCTGCAAACCAGCTAATGGGTAAGTAGAATTTGCACCTGCAATATCAGCAGGATCCCCATTTGGGTTTACATCTTCATCTTCAATTTCTTTTTTACCGCGTGCAAATGTTTCGAACATTACGCAATAATCTTCGTCTTTTGATTCGTCAAAATGAGTTAATACTTTTTCGAGAGCAAGTATCGCAAGCTTAAGTTCCTGATCATCTTCGTACTTTACGCTTTCTTGTACCATTGATACACCACGTGAACGTGCACCGATAGCGTGACTAAAAGATACTAATACACTCTCTTCGTCTGTCTTAGCGAGTTCATTAAAGCACTCAAGCAACTCAGTTGCTGTGATGCTCTCAATTAGCTGCTCTGCGCTTGGTGTTGTGTGTACTTGTTCGTATTTTTCTGCTAAAATTTTAATGTCAGGCATAAGATTAATACTTACGCAAATAAAACACATTATTCTGTGAATCAAACCCTATTTCTATATTACTTGTACTGAGTTTGCGAGGTTGCCCGGATTTAATTTTATTTATATCCAAGTTGTATTGAGCAATAATATTTTGTGCAACATCGTTAGTAATAGGCCCACTACCAAGTTCTTTCTTTTTTAGGTTGTGTACTGGTACGGTATCATTTTTGTTTATTTTATGCATCTGTGCAACCATGCCAATACTTTTAACTTTATCTGTACCTATCTTACCTAAACTTGACAATCCAGCTTTGAGCTGACGGTGGCGAGGTCCACGCTTATTAAAGACACTCATAAACGACTTAAAATTCTTTTCTTGTAATCTTTGTACACTATCCAGTGATAATTGTTTATCTTTCTTTGCAAGTATACCTTGAACAAGTCTTTCAACATCTCCAGATCTACGTAACTCTTTAAAAGCAAGATTTTCCGGTGAAAACTCTCCACCTTTGTCTAAACCTGCCTTTCTAAGCTCCATAAACTTTTCTTTAGCTTTTTCAGCACACTCTACATCACAGTCATCACTTAAAGCAAAATTAATCATATCCAACATTGCCTGTTTCTTTTTACCGACAAGGGAAAGATCTATCTCTGCCTTTTCTTTAGTTGCGCTTGGTTTTTTTATCCATTCGTCGTTTTTAAGAGAATACACCCCGGTTGAATGATGAGGCTCGTTTATATCTTGTATATAAACCTCTACATCGTAACCCTTTATAGTAATATCACGTGTTGTATTCCAAACAGTTTTTTTAGCGTTAAAATAATCCTTAAGTAGTTCAGTATCAACCTTATAATCGGTATAATCTGTTATAATATGTAAATCAAAGTCACTATACTTTGTGTAGTTATAGTTTGCTAATGAACCAGTTAGAGTAACATCTTCTACATCAACATCAATATCAATTGTGTCTAAAAACGCTTGAGCAATTTCCAAAAGCTTGTCTTGAATTTCTGGCTTTAGCTTGCCATTTTCCCACAACAGCGGGTTAAGCTCATTATGAAACTCAAACGTTAGGTTTTCCATGTAAGTTATTACTTACTTAAAACTTATAACTTAGCCTTGTAAAAAAGTCTCCAATATAGTACAAAACTTCGTGTATACGTCTACGTGTCCAGCGTACTGGTTTAGTGTGGAAGAAGAATCTATTAATCCAGCGCTTTCTTTCGTGTAGTATTTCCGACAATACTTGGTTCCATTTTTCAATGCGTTCAGTGTTATCGTTTTTCTCAAATTTAGATACTTCAATCTTATCTACTTGACCGTTGGTAAATGTCGCAACAAACTCTACCCAGCAATCATTATTACCAATTTTATCATTTGGAGCATAATCATAAAAACTAAGCTTACCGTGGTAGTTTTGATCAGTCCATTTCTTTTCGGATTCTTGCAATAACAGTCTACCGTTTTCGATTTTATAGTTAGCTAAACATTCTATCAAGCCTTTAGCTTGAAATGACGCACATTTATTAGGCAATCCTTCTTCCCACATTTCGTCGGTCCAAGGCAGTTTATCTTTTACTGTTATTGTGTCATACATTCCCATAAAACTAATATAGTGTATTTTTGCTGAAAGTCCATAAGTATTTAACAAGATATGTCCAAAGAATATAAATTATTATCCGAAAAATATATACAACATGTGTATAAAGAGAGTTGGACAGATGCAAGTGGCTTTAACGGTGGTGTGGGTTATGAAGATTCTTTAGAGGAAGTAGATAACGAAAAAGAAAGCGCAATAGATCCGTTACAACCAAACACAGCATTAAGCTCTCAGCTTGTTGGCTTGTTTGATCCTGTTACTTCGGATGAGAAAAAACAAACAGACGAAGCTTTAAAAGAACTTGAAGTGGTTTTAAATAAAATTACAAAAGATATAGAAGCTTGGCAGCAAAAGTTTACAAAGCTTGGTGCAACCGATACAGTTTCTAAAGAGCAATTATTTCAATATATAGCTAAATCAGTTTTAGGTTTAAAGAAAATAGATTGATATGCTTTCATTTAAACAATATTTTCTCTTAAATGAAGGTGGTGCAGGTGGGCATATGCTTCATCCGCTTAATTTACCCGAGATAAAAACTGGTAAAGATCTATTAGGTTTGTACCAAAAATCTGCAGACTATCTTGCACTAAAAGGTGCTCCAGTTAAAATTGATGGCACTAATGTGAGTGTGCGGTTAGTAGATACAGAACACGGTAAAGAGTTTGCTATTTATAGAGGTGCAAAGATAGATATGGAAGGCCCTCCTGCTACCTTATCTTATTTAAATACTCGTTTTGCAGAGTCACCAGGTGCAATTAAATCTTATGAACAAGTGCTTAATATTTTTAACAAAGCACTACCACAAACAACAAAAGAATTAAAAGAATTGGGTCTGTATGATGATCCAAATATATTCTTTAACACCGAATATGTAGCTGGTACTTCAAATATAATAGGGTATAATAATAAATTTTTAGCTATTCATTACCCTGCTAAAATTACAGAAACAATTAGCGCTAAAAAAGGTACAAAGAGTTATGGTAGCGAGCATTTACCTTTTAATACAGATGTTTTAAATGCATACGTTAAAAAAGTAAACGTAGTAGCACAAGAATTTGGTTTTAACGTTATACATCAGACATTAGCAAAAATGACAGGTAAGCCTGATTTTAATGCTGCATTAAGTTCTGAATTAACTATTAACGGTAAAACTAAAACATTAAAGCAATGGTTAAGTACAGCTGTTAACCCGGTTAATAAAGTAATTAAGAGGTTAGGTGGCGCTAAACCAGCAACCGGTATCAATCAAGCTCTATATTTAGATGTAGTACAAAACGGGGTTGATATTAACAGTATAGTTGCACCAGAAAGTTTACCAGTTGCTACAAACTGTATTGTGTTTTGGCACGCTACAAGATTACTCGGTAAGGCAATACTTGATGCAATGAATTCTGATTTAGGTAAACCTTCTGAACAAGAAGGTGTTGTTATAAACAACCCGGCTGTATCAATTAAACAATTTAAAATAACAGGAGACTTTTTTGTAAGAAACGCAGCAGCAAGTCCTTATAGAAAAGAACCTACCGGACCAGTTAAAACAGCAGTTATAACTTATGGTAGATTTAACCCACCAACAATGGGACATCAAGCTTTATTACAAACATTATCTCAAACAGGTGCACAAAATAAAGCTCAATTAACAGCAATATTCCCTTCTCATACAGTTAATAAAGATAATCCATTACCTTTTGAACTTAAAGCACAGGTATTACAAGCTATATCCCCTAAGAATGTTCAAGTACTACCAGAAGGTAAGACTCTATTTGCTGTACTTGGATACTTAAGTAAAAGCGGATATAATAGGGTTATTCATATAGCTGGTTCAGATCGTTTACCTGAATATGAACGTCTAATTAAACAGTACGTAAATAAACCAGACGCCCATGGGGATATTGCATACAATATACCTGATTACACATTTGTAAGCTCCGGGGATAGAGATCCAGACGCTGAAGGTGTTACTGGTATGAGTGCTTCTAAAGTAAGAGCAGCTGCTCGTGCTAATGATTATAAAACTTTTAGTGTTGGTATAGCTCAAGGCTTACCTGAACAACTAAAGCAGTTAGTATTTAATACTATTAAAAATAGTTAGGTTTTATTTTAATTTTAAACATAAAAAAAGCGCATATTTCTATGCGCTTTAATTTTGTAATAATAACTTGTGTTATTATGCGAATTGTGCTTGTGAAGCAAGTAATGTATATGATGGAGTGTTGCTTGTCTTTGTAATCGATAATGTATATACATCTACCGAATTAGCATGACCCGACGAAGGAGCTGAACCACCCTGCCACTTAGCAGCTGTTGTAGTACCGTCAATTTGACAAGCTGACAAGTAATAAGCTACAGAGCCGTTAGTTGTTAGCATTGCAATTGTAACTGTCTGACCGATATTCAATATGCTGTTTAGTGTTGTACTGCTGTTACCGCGTACGTTAACTGCCCAATTTGTAGTATTGTTAGAAGTATAATATTGTATACCTTGTGTTAATACATCGAAGTTGGTTGTAACTGTTGGAGCAGAACCCGTATTGGTTGTTGTTTCAAATACTGTTGATTCAGTTGTTACACCTGTAGTTGATAACGAACCGTTAACAGTTAGATAAGCATTAGGTGTTTGAGTATTAACACCAACGTAACCGTTAGCACCAATTGTTAATGAATCGTTTGTAGCTGTACCACCGTTTACAACGAAGTGAATTGGATTACTACCCCACGTTGCAATTGCTAAATCACCACCGGTTGATTCGATCCAGTTTGCATTAGCAAGAGATAAGCTATTATTTGGGTAACTTGCTGCACTATAACTATAATTTGTACTGTTTACGCCCATTTCGAGGTAACTATTGTACCCGTTATTTGCTACAATATATGCTGCGTAAGAAGTATTACCGCTATTTGTGTTTTGTAGTGTAACGTTAGACCAAGTTGTATCTGCTCCAGCAAATGTAGCTAATTGACCTGATTGTGCTGAAGTATAAGTTCCAACAGTTAATATACCTCTATTTGTTATTGTATCGGAGTTATATGGTAATACGAGTGAAGTAGCTGAAAGGTTAACTGCAGATACTGAATACTCATTTAATGCATATAAGTTAGTAGCACTAATTGATGTAGCACTTAAGCTACCTGCTACTATAATGCCTGTACTGGTTTGAGTGATTAAACTATTACCAAGTGTTTGTGGTCCTGTCCAGTATGCCAAATAACCGCTTGTACCGTTATTTGTTGAACCGATTTGAGTGCCAGGGTACTCTACTACTAAACCGGCAGTTGAACCAATTGCAATAAGCATTGGTTTGATAATTGAACCGCTTGCTGTAGGGGCTGTAGTAGTTAATAAACCAGCAACTGTATCAGATAGATAGTAACCAGCGCCATCAGTTAAGCCTGTAAGACCGCTAATGTAACCGTTATATATAACTGTAAATTGTGAAGATGTAGCAGACTGAATAATACCAATTGCATCAACAGTTGATGTGCTGTTAGCTTGGGCTAATGCATAACCACCGTTAGTCTTGTATATTACTTGACCTGCGCTAAAGCTGTTGCTATATGTTATTGTACCTTGTAGTGTAGCAGGCGTACCAGAATAACCTGAAATACCGCTATAACCAGACCAGCCAGAGTAGCCTGAAATACCAGACCAGCCGCTGTAACCACTGATACCAGAGTAACCAGATATACCAGATGAACCGGAATAACCTGACCAACCACTAATACCGCTAAAGCCTGATTGACCACTGTAGCCGCTATAACCAGATATACCGCTATAGCCGCTAATACCAGAATAACCTGAAATACCAGACCAGCCACTATAACCTGAAATACCACTGTATCCAGAGTAGCCAGAGTAGCCGCTAATGCCACTATAGCCCGAAATACCGGAGTAACCAGAAATGCCTGAGTAACCACTATAACCAGATATGCCGCTATAACCACTATAACCAGAGTAACCTGAAATACCAGACCAGCCACTGTAACCGCTAATACCAGAGTAACCGCTAATACCGGAATAACCACTATAGCCAGAAATACCAGAATAGCCGCTTATACCAGAGTAACCACTAATACCGCTATAACCTGACCAACCACTAATACCGGAATAACCAGAGAAGCCTGATTGACCAGAGTAGCCACTATAACCAGAAATACCACTATAACCAGAGTAGCCAGAGTAACCTGAAATACCGCTGTAGCCTGAAATACCAGAATAACCTGATAAACCAAAGCCAGAATAACCAGAGTAACCAGATGCACCACTTACGCCTTGGCCGATTGGTGAACGTAATACTGAATAATTTGTAGAACCGTTGTAAATGAATGTAGCAGATACCGACGATGAATTCGTCGAATATGCATAAACCTTTGTTAAAATTCGATCTGCAGCACTTAATATAGTAAGGTTAGTAGTAACGTAACCAATCTTTTGGTATGTTGCAGTTGTATCTGTAACAGCGCCAGAATCGGCACTTAAAATTAGCACACCCGTGCTGCTTGTTGCATTGACCCAAGTATAAACTTGGAAAACAAAGTTAGCTGAATTTGAATCTACTTTACGATAGAACTCAATATCCCATAAACCAGCTGGTATTTCTAATAAACCAGGCTCACCAACTGGTGTTAAATAACCGTCAATCAGTACAGGGCTTGCAAGCGAGCTGTTACCGGTTGAAACTACAACAACGTCATCGTTTTGAGTACCACCACCAGGTATTAATGTAAGGGCTTCATAAGGTGATTGATCACTACTTGTTTCGTTGAAGTAGTATGTTCTACCATATATAGATGCACCTGTTATACCAGACCAACCAGAAATACCGGAGTAGCCAGATATACCACTATAGCCACTGTAGCCAGAAATGCCGCTATAGCCGCTGTAACCTGAGTAACCAGAAATGCCGGAGTAGCCGGAAATACCGCTAAAGCCTGAAATACCAGACCAACCAGAATAACCGGAAATGCCTGACCAACCTGAGTAACCAGATTGACCGGAATAGCCGGAATAACCACTTATACCTGACCAACCACTGTAACCGCTAATACCACTATAGCCTGAGATACCGGAGTAACCGGAAATGCCTGAGTAGCCAGAATAGCCACTATAACCTGAAATACCTGAATAACCAGATATGCCGCTATAACCACTATAACCAGAGTAACCAGAAATACCGGACCAGCCAGAATAACCACTTATACCTGACCAACCAGAATAACCTGAAATACCGGAATAACCACTGATACCAGAGTAACCACTATAGCCGGAAATACCTGAATAACCACTAATACCACTATAACCAGAAATGCCTGAGTAGCCAGAAATACCACTATAACCTGACCAACCGCTTATACCAGAGTAGCCAGAAAAACCAGATTGGCCAGAATAACCGCTGTAGCCTGAAATACCAGACCAGCCGCTATAGCCAGAAATGCCTGAGTAACCTGACACGCCGGAGTAGCCAGAAATGCCTGAGTAGCCGCTGATACCAGAATAACCTGAAGTACCTGAGGTACCGGAATAACCTGAAACGCCGATTGGATTGTATACGTTATAAAATGCCATAAAATTTAGTGGTTATAATTTATTTATGTAAATAGTGCTCATTTATTTAACATTTGTACAGGAGCACCAACAACTTACTATAATAAATAAATCCAACAGGGTTTATAAGCCGTATCTCGATTTTATACTATTAAAGTTTTGAGTTACTTGAGTAGAAGTAAATCCCGTATTATAAACACGTACTATAGATAGTTTACCGTTATACCATTCACTACTATTAGTGACCCCCACATTAAAGTTAGACATCACTGCATTATGATTTGCCGTTGGTGTATCATAACCTATACGCGTTCCGTTTTGATATATAGACCGAGTTGTACCGTCATATGTAGCTACCATTTGATACCAGGTGTTAGCCGATAAATAATTACCAGTGACAAGATCATTAGCCCACCAGTAATGATCTACAGCCTGCAAATTATTTCTAAAAGCATTTACTTGATAATTAGTACCAAAGTTACCCCAACCGATCCAACCACCTACCTGAGTAACATTTGTTTGATTAATCCACACTTCAATAGTATATTGAGAATTACCTATAGGTATATTACCGGTATTAGTGAATGAACCTACTTTTGAACTTGTACCATTAAAATTGAAATACCCCCCGTTACTTGAACTATATGTAACATTAGATAGAGTACCGACCATAGCTGATGAACTTATATCTGTCCAAGTTGTACCAGAACCTGGGTAATTAGCTGCATCAAGATTTAAAACTAAATTTGATGTTATTATTCCACCGCTTGTACCAAAAAACGCTTGTACTATACTCATATTATGTTAACCCGGTACCTACAGCAACAAATGTATTTGTACCGGAAACGCAAAGTACTGTTGCTAACCCGTAACCAGCAAGTGTGCGGTTACCGGTTGTACCAACCCCGCCAAGATACATTGTCACTCCTGGACCAGAAGATAAAGTTTGAGTTGAATTCGAATTGTTAAATATCGATACAGTATTACCTACATTAAATATGTTACTAACAATATTAATGCCCCCGGTTGTTATGGAAATATGTTTACCGTTATCGCTTGTTTGTATGGTGTAGTTTGATGACTGCGCATTTTGTGGAATCGAACCTGTGTATGCAGTTGTTTGAGCAGTACCATCAGGGAATATTATAACCCCATTAGAGCTTACTGAAAGAGAATAAGTGCTGTTAGTTATTTGACTTGTTAATGTACCAGCATTCCCTGCAAGCACTTGTACCTCACACCACGGATAAGAACCTGCTGTAGCAAAATCTGAATTACCACCTATTTGAGTTAACGTGCCGGTAGTTAAGCTTGCAATACGGAACGAAACGTTTGTGGTAGTTAATGGGGTAAAAATATACTCTGCTACACTACCTGTTGCAGAATTACCTGCACCATCTTGAGTGTTGTAGCTTGCTTGTAGACTACCCACATAAGAAGAAGTAGACTCGTTGTACCACCCAAATGAAGGGCGTGCGGTGCTGCCATTCCATGTAGGAACTGATCCTATCAGTCTGTATGTTCTATTGCCAGATAAAGTAATTACACCAGTTGAAGTGTTGAGCAATATGTCGGTATATACTAAAGCATCAACTTGGTTAAAAGCTATTTTACTATTAGCTGTTAAGTTTGTTGTCTGGGCAGCACTTAAAGAAGCACGCATTAGACTTGCAGCTACACCTGGACCTGAATAACCTGAAACACCTGAATAACCGCTAATACCGGAATAACCACTTATACCAGAATAACCGCTATAACCAGAGTAACCACTAATACCGGAATAACCAGAGTAACTACTATAACCGGAAATACCACTATAACCGCTATAACCCGAGTAGCCGCTTATACCTGACCAACCAGAATAACCTGATTGACCACTAAACCCGGACCAACCAGACATACCAGAATAACCGCTTGTACCGGTATATGGTACGCCATTAAATTGTAGTGTGCCAGTAATATTTAAAATGCCCGGCATTGTTATTGTACCAGCGCCGTTGTCTTGTAGCGCGCTACTATTACCTAAAGTGTGTTGTCCGGTCCATAATGCTAAGTAACCGCTATAGCCGTTGTTAGTGCTGCCGATCTGTACTCCAGGGTACTCAACAACTATACCTGTACTTGTACCTGTAGCAATTAATACTGGTTTAATTACACTACCACTGGTAATTGGAGCTGTTGTTGTTAACAAGCCTGGTGTTGTATCTGAAAGATAATAACAAGCTGAATCAGTTAAACTTAAAGCCGATAAACCAGAAATGAAACCGTTTATAACTAAAGTAAACGAATTACCATTGGAGGCTTGTACCACACCAATTATTTCTGAAGTTGTAACTGTATTGGCTTGTGCTAAAGCGTAACCACCAGATGTTTTATAAATTGCTTGACCAGATGTAAAAGAGTTGCTATACGTTATTGTTTGTATTAACGGTGCGTTTGTACCAGAGAAACCAGAGTAACCAGATACACCACTCCCACTATAACCAGATATACCGCTATAGCCACTTATACCTGAGTAACCAGAAATACCTGAATAACCGCTAATGCCAGAATAACCTGAGTAACCAGAGATACCAGAGTAACCTGAGTAGCCGGAGATACCAGAATAGCCCGAGTAACCAGAGATACCAGAGTAACCCGAATAACCGCTATAGCCAGATATACCACTGAAACCGGAAATACCAGAATAACCAGATGCACCACTTATACCGGATGAAGCTGTATACTGTACGGTACCATCTGGGAATATCATAGCACCGCCAGACAAAGCGGTTGCACTTAATTGAAAACTATATGAGCCGTTTACTAATGAAGTTGGACTGCCAGCAAATAAAACCAGGTTCGAGTCTAATACACCATTTTGATACCAGTATATATAAGGTACGCTATTAATAATAAGACGTACCTGCATTGACTGAAACCTAACACCTGATGGTATTGAAGCATTGGCGGCCGAAAGTGCTGCTGTTGCAGTAGCTCCTGCATATGGACCTGACCATGCATCAACCGGTACCGGGTTAACGGGTTGTATACCATATGGTAGTTGTAAGCCTGTAGTGAGTGACATTTTAAATAATTATTATACCCAAGTTACTTGGTGAGTTGTTGAAGGGTTATAAGGTACTGCATTAGTTAATGTATATACATTATATGATGTAGGTACTAAATTGTAGCTGTTTACGTTCCAAGCCGACAACACGTAATTTGCAGTAATATTAGCATTTAAGTTGCCTGTATCAAGCACTTGTGTAATGGTGTGAGATGGTAACGCTACAGTAAAGTTATTATATGTAGTACCTGTTACTAAGTTAAACGGGTTTGATAAGCCACTAATAAAATACCTATTAGGTAATGATCTAATAGCTGCAGTGGTAGTTGGAAGTGATGATATAGGACCGTACCATGCTAATGGATAGAATGAAACTGTTGTAGCACCACTTGTATAATAACTTGAAATATAATTTTGATATGAATCGTATACCAATAAACGGTATGCAATAGAAGTTGCAGCGCTTAAAGTTGGGTTGTTATGGGTAAACGATGTAATCGATGAAGTGCCCGGGCCAACGGAAATTGCAGAAGTTAAACTTGTATATGCTCCACCGTTTACTGAAACTTGTAATACGTATGCGCTTAATGGAACATATGTGCTATTGTTATTATTTGTAATTGTACCGGTAATAGTAGAAGCAGTATTGCCTATTTCTCTTGTGTATGCTGTTTCAGGAGAAGTCGTACCACTTGCTGCTGCTATTGAAAGCGAAACTGAAGGACTTACATATGCTGTAGGTGTAATTGTCTTTGTAACCGGGGTAGCAATTTGATTATTTGAATCTACAAAAGTGTATTCGTATTGAAAGTTTTGTGTATTATAATTTGTATCAGTATATGTATGAGTGTAGCTTAAACTTGTTGCAGAAATTGCTGGTGTACCACTTAACAATAAATTGTAATTACCAGAACTGTTACGTCTCCAGTATAAGTTACCAGATAGTGCAGTTGCACCTAAACTACTGAGTGAGTAACCGAAAGTTATTATATTACTAATTGAGGTTTGATTAAACGCAATAGTACTTGAAGAATTTATATTTGCAGAAGGTGGTATTTGTTGTTGACAAGCTAACAATATAACTTGAGCAGGTGTTAAACCAGCAGCTGGTATTGTACTACCGTTTGCGTATTGACCGAAATAACCAGCAGAAATATTAACTACAATATTACTTGAGAATGTGTATTGAGCACCAGAATAACCACTATAGCCTGATACACCTGAACCACTATAACCGGAAATACCAGAGTAGCCACTAATACCTGAGTAACCAGAGTAGCCACTATAACCACTAATACCGGAGTAACCAGAAGCACCGGTATCACCTTTTACTTGACCAACATTAGACCAAGTACCGTTAGCGTATACCCACAAATCACCAGACGTTTCATCAATGACGCCGTTACCGTTTACTGCACTTGGGAATGCAGCATTTAAAGTAGCTTGTGGGTTACCACCCACGGTAGGTACTGTACCAATAATAGTAACTGAAGTACCGTCTTTACCAGAAAAACCGCTAATACCAGAGTAGCCAGAAATACCACTATAACCACTCTTACCAGAGTAGCCTGAGTAACCGCTTATACCTGAATAACCGCTTATGCCGCTATAACCAGAAATACCTGAGTAACCGGAATAACCGCTTATACCAGAAAAACCGCTAATACCACTAAACCCTGAAATGCCACTATAACCACTGTAGCCTGAAATACCACTAAAGCCTGAATAACCAGATACACCTGAACCGGAGTAACCACTGTAACCAGAAATACCACTATAACCAGAAGCACCATCGTGACCGATTACACCATTTTGTCCGGAATAGCCCGAATAACCAGAAGCAGCCGCACCACCAGTTGCACCAGAATAACCTGAGTAACCGGAATAACCTGACTGACCGTCTCTACCGGTATAACCTGCAGCAGAAAGAGCAGATAGCGTGGTACTATAAGAAGTATAAGTACCGTCTCCATTATTCTGCTCTAAAAATATTAGATCAGTATCCGTAGGAGTTATTTGTGGTAACTCGTGTGGATATATATATTGTGGGTTATCGGCGGACATTAGGCTTTAATTACTTATAAACGTTTCCGTATTAATTAGCAGCCTGAGGGGGTAATATCAATAATGAACTTAAAGCTGGATTACTGGAAAGTAAAGATGTAAGAAGTTCGAGTTGTGATTGATTTGCATTTGCTACTGCAACCGACGCTGTTGTAGATTGTTGGAAGTTGCTTGGACTTGGGATTACAACATACACATTGGCTGAAGCAGCAAGAGCACCAGTGGTACGACCCGCTCTATTTTCTACACCAATTAAGTTAACAAGAGTGTTAGTGTCTTCATAATCACCATATACACTTGTATTAGATTGTGGGTACTGAGCGTAGTCAAATACGTTTACCGAGTCTTTATCAACAAATTGTGTGTATTCTTTTGTTTCAAGTACTTTAGGTAAGTTATTAGCTGTACCTTCAAACTTGTTGTCATATACTTGATCCATAAGCTTTTCACGTGGAGCTTGTAACTCGTAGTTCCATTCATAACGTTTAGCTCTTATAGTCCATATATAATGGCCTAAAATTTGATTAGCTTCATCTCCACCGGATTGATCAAGACGTTCTGTTATTTCATATACTTGCCCACTTCTACCACCTGGACGTGTTGAACCGTACTCTGCTAACTCTATGAGATCACCAGCTTTAGGTTCATAGTTTGAAGCCGATAATGAACCACTAATTGCGGTAACCGTTGAAGTAAAAGTAGTTATAGCAATAAATGCTGTTAAATCTGCTTCTCCTTGTAAACCAAATTTGCTTAATATAACATTATCATTACTTAACGTTATTGCCATCACCATCGGAATAGGTGGTGCATATTTAACTAATGATTGTTCGCCATAAAGATAATCATGTGCGGATAAATTATAACCATTTATATAATAGTTAATTTGTTGTCCAAATTGACTTATTTGTTCTTGCCACCAACTATTAAAAAGAGATATTTGATTTGCATTATCCGTTACATTAAGATATCTAACACCACTTGTACCGTACGTACAGTTGTAACCACCACTTAATTGGTAACCAACGTAGTCGACTGCTGGTGGTGTATAAGTACCTGTATCAATACAATACTGAGAGATATAAGACGTGGCCATCAAAATTATTTACTAAATTATATAGATTTGTAGACAGATATACTAAATAATATTGTAAATGAAGATCAAATCCTTATCCGACCTCGGCGGGCTCTACAGTGGTATTGCTGCTGCGAATCACGAAATTCCATCAGCAGTTAATGAAAACACTACTGGTGCTGTTACTCACACTGATACAAGTGTGTATTTAACAGAAGATATGGTTAAAGCAGGTAGCCCATTAGGTGGCGGTACAAAGGAAGCTGTCAAAAAAGTAGATGGTGTTGAAGTCAATTCAGTACTAAAGAATTCTGGCCCAGCTGGTTTAGTGCCTAAGAAAAGCGGCTTTAAACCTGTAGATAAAGTTGAAGATCCAGGTTCTGATCCTAAGGTAATGGAGAAAGAAGAAGAAGGCAAAGAAGATGAATCTGATGACTCCGATACAGAAAAAGAAACAGCAAAAACAACAACTCCTGAAGAAAAAGTTCAGGAATCCGTAGTTGAGAATAATAAATATAACTACAAACCAAAGTTTACTATGTCAAAATCAAAATTCGATAACTTATACGAGGCAGCACTTAAAGGTGTTCCTTTCAATGAAAATGAAGAAATGCACGGTATGCATGACGAAGAAGAAGCAGGTGTTTCTGCTGCTACTGATGCAGCTGCTGATGGCGAAGAAATGGGCGGCGAAGAGCAACATGAAGAGCTTCCTACTCATGAAGAAGCAATTGAAATGCTCGAAAAGATTCTTGCTTTCTTAAAGAAAGACAAAGAAGTTGATGCTGAACATGGCGACCTTGGTGCAGAAGATCAAGAAATCGCTGGTCACGCTGAAGAGTCACCAATCGCTGAAGATGTTGAAGCAGAAGACCTCGGTCATGTTTTAACAAAACCAAATGGTGCCTTAAAGAAAGGTAACCCTGATCCAGTAAACAAGCCAATTACTGATAGCCCAAAGCTTAAAGTCAATGCTGGTAAAGCTGATGACGGTAAAGTCGAAAGCGAACCAACACCAAAGCCATTTAACGGCGACATTAAGAAGCTTCAGAACATCAAGAAATTTGAAGTAGATGGCACAAAAGGTGCAAGCAAAGCTTCTGGTGAAAAGTCCTTGTTTGATAGCTAAGACATAGTAAAACAAACAAATAGTTTACAAGCCCTCAGCAATGAGGGCTTTTTTATTGTTTAAAACATTCCGCCTTGCAATCTACCAGAAGCCGCACTAAAGTTTACAGGCTTCCACCCTTGTTCAAACAACTCATCTATCTCACTACCATTACCTTGTTTACCTGGTAATATAGAGGGTGTACGTACAGACAACTCAGGTTGTTTATTCTTTACATACCTGGTGTATAAATCTTGTTGGCTTGGTATGCCAGTATCTTCTACTCTATAAGGATCCCAATCTAATGGTTGTATCTTTAGAGGTTTACCATTACCGTCTCTTTCTATTACTTCATAGAACTGTTCAATTACTTTAGGATCTAAAGCAAATAAAGACCAGATTAAAGACTCTACTCTATCATCCAAGTACCGGTCGGATTGTTTTTTCCATACCCCGTTAGCTTGTTTAACATATGTCTTAAACTCATTAATGGTTTCTTTATCGTTAAGTTTAAGACAACGTAGAGTAGTCATCCAATACCTTAAATTAGCCATAGCATTGAACTTGCTATTGGTGTGAGAGTATACACCCATTCTATTATCTCTATCTACCTTATCTGTAAATGTACCCATACTTGGTGTGTACTTTACTAAGCTTTCATAATGGTGAGTGTGTATTAAGGCATCTATAACCTGAGCACCGCAATTATTACGTTCTACTAATAGAGGTGGTCTGCCCCACTCGTGAGCTATTTCCACCAATCTCCCAGCAAAATTAAAAGGATCAAGTCTGTTATTTGCGTACGTAGCAACTTGTTCTATGTTAGTTAAATCCGTTATATCCAGTATTTGAATAGCAGAGTTAGCTCTACCTATACCATCTCCAACGTCAACCCCTATTGAATAGAAATGATTGTGTTTACGTTCTACGTAAATGTTATAGCAACCATCTTCACTTGCAAGTATAGGGTCTGGCGCGGTCTTTTCAAACTCTAACATTAAAT